GTCGCGCTGGGTCGACGCGGAGAAGAAGCTGGTCGAGTTCGGCTCTGTCCTCGCCTCGCCGACCAAGGGCTTCCCGCTCCTCAGCCCCTACCTCACCATCGCCAATACGGCCATGGCGCAGATGCGGTCGTTCCTCGCTGAGTTCGGCATGACGCCGGCGAGTCGTAGCCGCATTGAGACCGGTGAACCGAAGACGGGCGGCGAGCTCGAGCGCTTCCGCCGGAGAGCCCGTGGCTGATCATAAGGTCACCGCCTACGCGAAGGCTGTCGTCGCCGGGCGCGTCGTCGCCGGTCGCCTCGTGCGCCTGGCCTGTCAGCGGCACCTCGACGACCTCGGGCGAGCCGGCAAGGCGCGGGGCCTGCGCTTCGACCGCGCGGCCGCCGATCACGCGCTCGACTTCTTCCCGACCTTCCTCCGGCTGAGCGAGGGGGAACACGCCGACCGGCCCTTCAAGCTCGAGCCCTGGCAGGCCTTCATCGTCGGCTCCCTCTTCGGCTGGAAAGGCCGCGACGGCTTCCGGCGCTTCCGGACCGCCTACATCGAGACGGCGAAGGGGCAGGGCAAGACGCCGCTCCTCGCGGGGATCGGGCTCTACGGGATCACGTGCGACGAGGAGCCGGGCGCCCAGGTCTTCGCCGCGGCCGTCACGCGCGAGCAGGCCGGCGGCCCGGCCTCGCTCTTCGCCGACGCCAAGGCGATGGCGCAGAGCTCGCCCGCGCTCGCCGCGGACCTCGAGATCGGCGAGCACAACATCGCCCACCTGCCGAGCCGGTCGTTTCTCCGCCCGGTCTCCTCGGAGGGCCGGTCGCTCGATACCAAGCGCGTGCACATGGCCCTCATCGACGAGATCCACGAGCACCCGACGGCCGTCGTCGTCGACAAGCTCCGCGCCGGGACGAAGGGGCGCCGCCAGGCGCTCATCCTCGAGATCACGAACGCCGGCTACGACCGGCTCTCCGTCTGCTGGGCGCACCACGAGTACTCCGCGAAGGTCCTTGACGGGACGCTCGCCCAGGACGCCTGGTATGCCTACGTCTGCACCCTCGACCCCTGCGAGCCCTGCCGCCTCGAGGGCCACACCCAGCCCAAGGACGGGTGCGCCGCCTGCGACGACTGGGCCAAGGAGGCCGTGTGGCCGAAGGTCAACCCGAATCTCGGCGTCTCCATTTCCCGGAAGTACCTCCGCGAGCAGGTCGCCGAGGCCCAGGGGATGCCGAGCAAGCGGGACATCGTCCAGCGGCTCAACTTCTGCCTCTGGACCTCGAGCCACCTGACGTGGATCCCCGCCGACCGCTGGCGGAGCTGCGACGGCCGCCTCGAGGACGACGACCTGAGCGGCGTCCCGTGCTTCGCCGGCCTCGACCTCGGGCAGACCGACGACTTCTCCGCGCTCGCCCTCGTCTTTCTCCTGCCCGACGGCCGCGCCGCCGTCCGGATGCGGTACTGGATCCCCGCCGCCACCGTCGCCGCCCGGGCCGATCGCCCCTACCCGGCCTGGCGCACGGCCGGCCTGCTCGCCGTCACGGAGGGCGACACCACCGACTACGACCAGGTCGAGCAGGAGGTCGGCGACCTCTGCCAGCGCTGGGGCGTCCGGGAGCTCGCCTATGACAAGCGCTTCGCCGAGCAGCTCGCCCTGCACCTGGCCGGGCTCGGCGTCACCTGCGTCGACATGCCGCAGGGCTACCAGCTCAACGAGGGGATCCGCAAGGTCGAGTCGCTCGTCAAGACGGGCAAGCTCGCACACGGCGGCGACCCGCTCCTCGGCTGGATGGTCAGCAACGTCGCGCTGCGCCGCGGCACCCGCGGCGAGGTCCGCCTCGACAAGCAGAAGGCCGCCGATAAGATCGACGGCGTCGCCGCGCTCGCGATGGCCATGACGCGCGCGATCGTCGGGCCGCCGGCCTCCGAGCCGCGCATCACGGTGCTCGGCTGATGGCGCAGCTCCCTGATCCGGGCTCCGTCGTCGTCGAGGTAAAGATCAAGGTCGAGCTGAGCCTGTGGGCCGCCCTCAAGCTCCGTCTCGCCGGCCGAGAGTTCCGCGAGAAGATGATCGACGAGATCCTGCTCCGCACCTCGGCCACCGTCCACCCGGAGGATCGGCGATGACCCCCGCCCGCTGGCAAGCGCTCGAGCAGGCCCTCGCCCTCGTCTGCGTGACCGCGGGCGTCGCCTTGATTTACGTCCCGGCCGCGCTCATCGTGTTCGGCATGGGCCTCTACGCCTCGACCGTGCTCGACCGGAGGACCTGATCATGGGCATCCTGGCGCAGCTCATCACCGGGCGCCCGATCGGCGCGACCTACGCCCCCTGGGACAACTTCTGGTACGGCAGAGACCCGCAAGCCGGGAGTGGCGGGACCGAGGCAGGCATTGCCGTATCGCCCGAGAGCGCCCTCGGCCTCAGCGCCGTCTATGCGTGTGTCGGGCTGATCGCCGACATGATCGGGACCCTGCCGCTCCACGTCTATCGCCGGCTCCCCGACGACGGCAAAGAGCGCGCGCCGTCGAACCCGGTCTACCGGCTCCTCCATCGCCAGCCGAACATGCGGCAGACGGCCAAGGAATGGCTGACGATGGGTGGGGCGCACATGCTGCTCCGCGGGGACTTCTACAACCAGATCGTCCTCGACGGCCGCGGCGCGGAAACCGCGCTGCTCCCGCTGCACCCCGACCGCGTCACGACGCGCCTGCTCGACTCGGGCCGCCGCGGCTACATCTACCGCCCGCCCCGGGGCCAGCCGGTGACGCTCACGCAGGATGAGGTCTTTCACGTCATGGGCCTGACCCTCGACGGGGTGCACGGCTGCTCCGTCATCGAATACGCCCGCGAGACCATCGCCAGCTCGCAGGCTCAGGAAGGATTCTCCGCCCGCTTCTGGCGGCAAGGCGCGGAGGGGCACCTGGCCTTCGTCGCGCCGAACGCGCTCTCGCCCCAGGCCCGCGAGGCGAACGAGAAGGTCCTGCAGGAGCGGGTGGGCGGCTGGCGCCAGGCCCACAAGCCGATCCTGCTCGAGGGTGGCATGAAGGCGGAGCGCATCTCGGTCAGCGGGCGGGACGCCCAGTACATCGAATCAAAGCGCTTCAGCGTGGCGGACATCGCCCGCTTCTTCCGCGTCCCGCCCCACATGATTGGGGACGTCGACGGCACGACGAGCTGGGGGACGGGGATCGAGCAGCTGACGATCGGCTTCGTCAACTTCACCCTCATGCCCTGGCTCGTCGCGATCCAGCAGGCGGCCGACCGCGACCTCATCCTCGCCGACGATTGCTTCGCCGAGTTCAACGTCGATGCCCTCCTCCGCGGCGAGGCCGCCGCGCGGGCCGACGCGCACCGGGCGTACGTCGACGGCGGGATCAAGTCGGTGAACGAGATCCGGGTGATAGAGAACCTGAACCGGATCCCGGGCGAGGAGTACGATCGCCCGCACCGCGCCGCGAACATCGGGAGCGCGCCCGCCGGGGGCAACCCCGACAGGACGCGCCGTCTCCCGCCCGCGCGGCGTCTGCCGGCGCCGCCAGCCGACGAGCCGCCTGCCGACGAGCCGCCGCCCGGCGACGCGCGCGCCGGCCAGATCGCCCTCGAGGCTGCTGCGCGCCTCGTCCGCAAGGAAACGGCCGCGATCCGGCGCTGGGCGCCGCGCTTCGAGGGCAATCGCGCCGGCTGGGTCACCTGGGTCACCGACTTTTACGGGACCTACGTGGCTGATCTGGAGCGCGATCTGCTCCTGCCGACCGCGACCGCGCGGGCCTACTGCGCCGGGCATTGTGAGTCGTTGCTGGCGGGCGCCGCACCGGCGCTCGCCGACGAATGGGATCGTTACCAGGCGGCCGAGCTGGCCGCGATCGCCCTCGAGGAGGCCACGCCATGACCGACCGCTACGCGCGCGTCACGAAGTTCGTCAGCCAGTACCCCTGGGCGATCATCCCCGAGCGGCTCGACGCGCTCCTCGAGGTCCTGGCGCTGCGGATCGAGGGCCGCGTGCTCACGGAGGAGGAAGTCCAGGCGCGCCTCGCCGGGCTGCCGCCGCCGCCGGCGCAGCGGACGGCCCAGGCGGTCGCCGTGCTCCCGGTCTTTGGGATCCTCGCGCACCGCATGGACCTGATGACCAAGGTGAGCGGCGGGACCTCGGTCGAGGGCCTGGCCGGCGCCTTCGACCAGGCGATCGCCGACCCGCAGATCAGCGCGGTCCTGCTCGACGTGGACTCCCCGGGCGGGAGCGTCTTCGGGATCCAGGAGTTTGCCGACCGGATCTTCCAGGCCCGGGGGACGAAGCCCATCGTCGCCGTCGCGAACGCGACCGCGGCGAGCGCGGCCTACTGGCTGGCGAGCCAGGCCGACCAGGTCATCGTCACGCCGAGCGGGCAGGTCGGCTCGATCGGCGTCG